ATCATCACTAATCTTTACCAGGACGATGATGGAACTCATGCGGCTGGAAACCTGTATGACAAGGTGACAGCTAATGAGATAAACGGCTCAGTAAACCTGCTCACTATTGCTAACCTCGAGAGTGCTCTTGAGGCTATGGCAAGCTGGCGAGATGCCGGTGGATCACCCATTATGAACCGGGCAAAGTATCTTGTTGTACCCCCGGTGCTGGAAATGACAGCGAGGCAAATCCTTACCTCTACCTTAAAGTCATGGCACTATGGTGGAGATGACGAGGCATTTGCCACAGCGGGTCCTATGCCGACAACCAACGTGGTTTCGCAGATGGGGCTTACGCTTATTGTTGACCCATGGCTACCGATACTGGATGCCGACAACGGCGCTACCGGCTGGTATCTGTTCGCAGATCCCAGTGATATAGCGGCTATCGAGGCTGCCCATCTGACCGGACATGAGAGACCTGAAATTTGCATGAAAGCAAGCGATAAGGTCAATATCGGTGGGGGCGAACTCGGCCCGATGACAGGCGACTTTGCCACTGATAACGTATTCTACCGAGTGCGGATTGTCTTTGGTGCCTGCAAGCTCGATTGGAGAGCAACTTACGCTGGCGGGTTAGTTAGTTAAATTATGGTTATTTGGGGCTGGGGAAACTCAGCCCCATTAGCCAAATAGGAGGCAATTATGACTTGGGAACCAATAGAAAGACCATTTGACTGGCAACATCTGACGGAAACGACCCAAGTGGATTCAAAGCCTGGGATACTTCATACGATAACGATAAATCGCCCGGACACGACAGCCGGGGCAATCATTACTGTCTATGATGGGATAGGAGTTACAGCCAATATCGTAGCTATAATCGCAATGGATGCTGCTCTCTTTGTTATACCTGCAACCCTACAATATGATATTGGGTATGAAACTGGCTTGTATATAGTCTTTAGCCATGAAGTAACGGCAGATATAACGGTATCCTACAAATGAATGTCAACGACAATACCCCTATCAGGGATGCCGTTTCAATCGTTCTGAAGGATTCTAAAGGAAGGATCAAGGAACGGAGATATATTGGAGGTCAATCATGTTTCAAGAAAAAGATCAGGGACTTTCTAGCAAGATGGGTATTCAAGGTCTTTGTCATATTCGGCTTTTAGGCCCGGATGGTGAACTTAAAGAAGAAAGGGTAATCCACAATACGGTAACCGAACTCGGGGATGCTCATGTTGCCGATGCTATGTCTGACCAGGGTGAAGGCGCGTTGGGATACATGGCAGTAGGGACAGGAAGCGGACAAGGGGCTGCCGATGTTGGGCTTGCTACATCTTTAGACAGAAATGCTTTAGATTCCACAACGCAAGGAGCAGGCGGGGATGATAACGATGTCATTTTCGTGTGTACCTGGGCAGCCGGGGACGGTACGGGAGCGATAACGGAAGCCGGTATCTTATTGGGTGATAACAATACCTCTATGAACTACTATGCCGACTTCGCGGTTGTCAATAAGCTGGCAGCCGATAGTATGGTCATAACGTGGACAGTCACATACGGAGCTTCTTAATAAATGGCAGACGAAAAGATAAGTGCATTAAATGAAAAGACTACAATCACCAATGATGACTTATTGCCGATTGTAGATACAGAAGCCTCACCTGATGAGACCAAAAAGATTAAGGTTGCAAATATAGTCAAGGCTTTCCCTAAAGATATTTACAATTGTGATTATGGTCTTAACTGGGCTGATTTAGGGGTGGTTACAACTGATGCTGTCTATACTATAGCCTATCTGGGTAATGGTGTAGCTGTCATTGGAGATGAGGGTGGTCATGTATGGCGTTCTACCAATTTTGGCCTCACCTGGACTGACTTGGGAGCAATAGCCTCTAATGATATTTTTACCATAGCCTGTTTAGGTAATGGTATAGCTATTATGGGTGATGGGGATCATCATATTTTCCGTTCTACGGACTATGGTCTCAACTGGACTGATCTGGGAGTAATTACTACTGCCCCGATATACACTATGGCTTATCTGGGGGATGGGATAGCTGTTTTAGGGGATGGCGATTTTCATGTATGGCGTTCCACAGACTATGGTGCTAATTGGGCAGATTTAGGAGTGATTGCTGGACACAATATAAATTTCATACTCTATATGGGTAGTGGTATTGCTGTTCTAGGAACTGAAGATGGACATGTCTTTCGTTCTACGAATTATGGGGCTAACTGGGCAGACTTAGGACAACTTGCTGTCCGAGCTCTTTATACAGGTACTTATCTCGGCAATGGTTTAGCTGTCTTGGGGGACGAGGATCATCATATTTGGCATTCTACAGATTTTGGTCTTAACTGGACTGACCTGGGAGTAATTACTACTGATTCTATTTGGTCTATGGCTTATCTAGGGAATGGTGTTGTCATTCTAGGAGATCAGGACTTTCATATCTGGCGTTCTACGGATTATGGTTTTAATTGGACTGATTTGGGAGTGATTGCCGCTGCTGCCATTTATGCTATAGCTTACTTAGGTAATGGTATAGCCATCATGGGGGGGAATGATGATCATGTCTATCGTTCCGCATCAGCCTTTCAAGTCTGGAATGATGGGATGCCTCCCCTAGACGATTTTTTGGAGAACCCCCCCACAGAAGATGAAGCAAGCAAAGCTCCGACTTCGGAATGGGCATTTGACCACGCTGCTGACGCCAATGCTCACCACACGCATGATGCTACTGATTATGTCTTTAAGGCTCTTGCAGCCAGAGCTATGGTATGGCGGTTTGCGGCAATCGGAGATACTAATAGAAGTGCTACGGTTTCTGCTGTAGCAGATGACGTGATAACGCTGACTACTAACGATGCTGACCAGTTTTTCTCGGATGATATGGAGGGTTACTGCTATCTGCTTATCAGGAACACAACTAAGAGTGAGAACGCCTGGGTCAAGGCTTATGTAGATGCCGACGAGATTCAGGTTACAGACCCAGCAGACATCTCAGGATGGCAGAACGGCGATAGCATAAGAGGACATTCTGAAAACTGGGCTCCCCTCCTTTCCACTGATATAGACTTAACTCCCTCTGTAGGAGAAAATGCCAAGCAGGTCTTTGTATATGCTTACATAAAAGACACAGCAGCCGACTCTGCGATGTACGTTATGGGCTCATCCGCCAATGTCACCGTTGTATCTCAAGCAGCTAATATTTACAACTGCCTATCTGGAGTTCTTACCCTATACCCAGGAAGGCAGCTTGCTATTAAAACGGTTGCCGCCGACTCTGCTATGGAGAGTGTGGTTGATATTAACGCATACACGGAGGCAGCTATTTAACTAGATTAAATAAGGGGTAAAATATGGCACAGAAAACTATAACAAAAGCTAATCTCAGGACTAAGGTGAAAGCCTTATTGAATAACGACTGGATTGGTACGACCACATCTGCGGATAACGCAGACAAGAAAGACCTGATAGATTCCGAGCTTTCCCATTATAAGGATGACTACTTTAATGGCTGGTAAAGCAAACTAAACTGGATGAATAAATGGGCGTTACGATCAATAGACCTAGGTTATTAAAGGAAGATGGCGGTCTTCTCTTAAAAGAAGATGGCGATGCGATTCTTTTGGAATTTGGGCAGACGGATATAGCTATTGACGACACCGAAAATATAGCCGATAGCCCGTCAAAAGCCGTTGGGTTGACAAAGGCAGATAGCTTTAATTTTACGGATGCGCTAGTTAAAGCGTATGGTGCCGCCAAATCTGAGGCTGTAAGTATCACGGATTCTCTTTTGAAGGCAATCGGGGTTAATAAAGCAGACACGGTAAATATCACCGATGCCATCTCAAAGGCATTTAGTCTAATCAAAGCTGATTCAGTGGTCATAGCCGATACCTTCTCTAAAGCCGTGTCCTATGTGCTGGCGATAGCCGATACTTTAGGCATAACTGATACGATTCGGAAGGCAATATCACTTGTCAAGGCTGATACATTAAATATTGCAGATATTTGTGCGCCTGTTATTGCGGCGGCTGCTCATATAATCAACCTGTTTGACACGGTAACCATAAGCGATAGCTTAATTGGCGAATTAAGAATCTGGACCCGCCTGAGACAAGCAGTTGCCCGTATGGAAGTTAAAGGAATGGGCATAGCCAGAATGTCGATTAAAAAGATGGGCATAGACAAAATGCCTCTCTATAGATGGATTATCAGGAGGTGGGCAGCATGAGTTTTACCTATGTGCTAACTACGGATATTGGGTTCTATCAACAGACATTGGCAAGATACGGCTTATTATCTCTGATAAGGATGCTACCGATTATTACTTTGAAGATGCAGAATTGCAGGCTTTCTTGGATACTGAGGGAACGGTTAATCTAGCTTCGGCCGCAGCTTTAGAAAGTTGGGCTGCTGCCTATGCCCTGAATGCCGATAGCGAACATATCGGGGATTATAGTTACTCTCAAAAGATAACTGACAAGATGCTAAAACTGGCAGCTAATTTGCGGGCTGGGGCTGCCAATACACCGGTGATAACCTGGGCTGAGCCTGATTTATTAGGAACCGATGAGGGTGATACATGACTTTCAGCAGCCTCTTAATACATGCCTGTGATATAGAAAGGTTTACCGAGGGTGCTGTGGATGATTATGGCCATCCTTCAAAAACGTGGGCAGTCCTGCACGATGATGAGCCATGTCGCCATGTCTCGGGAACTCCCAGAGAGATACGCATAGGACAGGAAGTCGTTGTCGTTTCCGACCAGTTATTCGTGGGGGATATAGATATAACTGAACAGGATAGGGTGATTATAGACACCGTAACTTATCAGGTTTTGTCAGTCATACCCAGAGAGGATAGTTTGGGGGCTCATCATAAAGAGTGTTTTCTTGAGGTAGTCAAATGAACATGAATGTCGAAGTTAAGCTAAATCTCAAGGAAGATAAGGTTATCAAAGAGGTCATAGATGCCTCTAAAATGGCCATGAGAGACACGACAGTTGAGGTTACGCATGGTTCCGTGCAGTTATCCCCCTGGCTGACAGGAAACAACCGAAGATCAATCGTTGGTGAAGTCTCAGGAATGGGAGGAGTAGCAAGCGGGGGAGCAGGTCGAAGTGAGAGAATGGTTGACGAATCAAAGATAGAGGGTGCTGTCTATTCTACGTCTGGATATGGGGGATTCCTGGAAACAGGTACTTCTAAAATGCCGGCGAGACCTTATATCAAACCCTCACTCGATAAAAACTTCACTGAACAAAAATTCGGGGAGAAGGTAAAGGGATACCTGAAATGAGTTTACCTGACACGAACACGATATTAAGGGCATATTTAACAACATCCTCCACGTTGGTTGATCCCCTCATAGCTTTGGTAGGTGATAATATATTCTGTCCCCGGGCGCCGGAGAATGCCACACTCCCTAATATAACATTCTTCACCCGAGGAGGCCGATCTACCCCATATATCCCTGATTTACCATCCCCCAGCGTTCAAATTGACTGTTGGGCAGATGATTCAATTGAAGCCCGAGAGGTTTACAGGGCTTTATATGATGCGCTTCAGGGGATTCAGAATGTAACGGTAGGCAGTAATACAATCCTATCTGCAATCGAAGAGATACAGGGGCAGGACTTGGTTGATATTGATATACCGGGAAGATTTAGAGTTCTGTCCTTCTGGGAGATAATGATTAAATAGGAGGTTTCAATGTGGTAAGAAAAAGAAAGAAGAAACCCAAATTCACAAAAGCCGAGATAGAATCCCGGTATCGGGAATTTCTGAAACAAGGAGGTAAATAATGGCAAAGACAATAGCAAATGTATTAGTAGGTGAGGCAACCCTGTATGTGAGGCAACCTAATGATTCGATTGCTGAATGGGATACTGCGAAAGTCCAGGCAGGTACACATTCAGTAAAACTCTATAAAAGTGGCTCCGGTAATGCAGGGAGTACCCATCTGGAATTATCAGGGCTCACTTCGCGGGGTATAACAATGGCTCATGTTGCAGCTGATCCAACGGACTTTAGTTTCTACTACTGGTTATCGGGAGCCGTTGGAAATTATGTCCAGTTTGAAATGCGATTTGAGGACCCTGATTCTGAAGGCTGGGCGGAAATAACCGTAGTCAATCAGCAAACAAAAACTCCAGTCTCACCTGAAGCATGGGTACAGGAAACTCTTGCTGGTGCTGACCTTTGCGGTATTGGCGGACATGCGGAAGATGGGACTCCATTCTTCCTGTGGGATTTATCGGTTACTATCACTGATATGGCCACAGATTGTAATACACAGGGTTGTACCGATGCTGGCGCTTTTATCCTTGAAAGAGTAAGACTTGAACTCTGGGAAGCAGAGCCAGTTAGAACTGCTTATATAGACACGGTTGAGATAGATGGCACAGTTTACACAATAGAACCAGGCGGAACTGGCCCCGGTATTGCTTTAAGTAGTGCCTTCACGGAAGTTGGCTACACCGAAGATGGCGTAACTATGGAATATGCCGCAGAGGAAACTGATATCATGGTTCACGAAGAGACCTTTCCTATTGACAGCGTTATCACAAAGGAAGGTATAACCGTTACCTGCAATATGGCCGAGGCTTCATTGACAAACATCAACAATGCCATGGCTGGTGCTGTGTTATCGGGTAATAAACTTACTCTCGGTGATGGAGTGAACAAGACCATGAATCTCAAGATAGAAGGGACTAACCCGGCAGGATATCTAAGAGCCATTCACATTCCCAAGGCTGTTGCCAGTGGAACAGTTGGAATGAGCTATAAGAAGGGCGAGAAGACCATTGTGCCAGTATCATTTAAGGCTCTAAAGACAACGGATAGCGAGGTTTGCACAATAGTAGATAATGCTGCATAAGGAGGCACATGAGAAGCGAAGAACAGATAATATCTCAAGCACCGGTTATCGTTCATTTTGGTGGCGAGGAATACAGGGTAAAACTTCTTAATATCAAGGATGCACGGGCATGGAGGGCTGCACTCTCTGAAATGATGGGGCAACTATCCCCGGCTGTCAATGCTACTACTGACACCCCGGAGAAGTTCCAGGATGCAATGAATAGCCTGCTTGTAGATATGCCCGATAAAATCACTGATTTAGTTTTCAGTTATGCCACAGATTTACCTCGAGAAGAAATAGAAGCTGTTGCTACCGATGCTGAGATGGCGTTAGCTTTTGAGAGCATCCTTGAGGTAGCCTTCCCTTTAGCTCAAAGCGTGACGGGGATCACGGCGAAACTCTCACGTTAGGGGAGACTTACGAGTACCTTTTATCCGAATGGCACGTCACGCCTGACTATATTCAAGGCAACTGGACAGATGAGCTTCTTAATTTGATGATTGAGAAGCTAGAAAAGCGCAAGGAACGGGAACGTCAATCTATTTCCCAGGACAGCAAGGTTTCTGATAAGGACTTCTTCAGACAGCTAGGGAATAAGGTAAAGGTGATTAAAAAATGATCTCAGTTGGCGATGCAGTCGTTAAATTAGGTTTAGATAAAACAAAATTCAATGAAGGCATGAAGAATGTCGCAGATGAGACCGAAACCTCTATGCATAGAGTTCAGGATAGTATGCGCATTGCTGCAATCGCTATAACTGCCGTAGGCGTTGCGGGGCTTGTATTAGTAGACAAAGCTCGCACTATGAACGCAGAGTTGGGGCAATTATCTATCACCACAGGCATATTGTCAGGGGATTTGCGGGATTTGGCCCTAGACCTTTCTAATGTAACATTTAGGCTGAATTCTGTCATATCCACGCTTTCCCTTTTGGGTAGGGCTGGAATTACCAATAAAGAAGATATGAAGGCTATTGCCAATGCCTTTGATGCTTTGGCTGATGCGACAGGTTCTGAGGCTGAAACAGTGGCAGACCAACTTATTCCTGCCTTTCGTGTATTTGGGTTAGAACTTCCCAAGACTGCTGACGATTTAGACCTATTCACATGGCTAGTTAAAAATACGTTGATTAACCTTTCGGACTTTGCCTCAGTCATGGATTATGTAGCTATGTATGGCTCGGAATTGAATGTCACTCTTGATGATATGGTAGCCATTATGACAATCCTAAATGATAGA